TTTAGAGATAGTGGACTTTATATTAACTCTAGCGCAGATGGACAGCTTGATATTGTCGCGGACACAGAAGTACAGATAGCCGCTACTACAGTCGATGTAAATGGCATTTTAGATGTCTCAGGTAACATCGTAGCAGGTGGTACGGTTGATGGTGTTGATATTGCAGCAAGAGATGGCGTACTAACTACCACTACAACTACTGCAAATGCGGCGCTTCCTAAAGCCGGTGGTGCTATGACCGGAGCTATAACAACTAATAGTACCTTTGACGGACGCGATGTTGCTACTGACGGAACTAAGCTGGACGGTATAGAGGCCAGTGCTGACGTAACTGACGCTACTAACGTCACAGCCGCTGGTGCGCTAATGGACAGCGAGTTGACTAGCGAAGCCTCTGTTAAGGCATTAGACCAAGGCGTAGCCACTACTGACAGCCCTGCCTTTGCTGGCCTTACTGTAGACACAACCACCCTAGCAGTTGACTCCACTAACAATCGCGTGGGTATAGGGACTGCATCGCCTAGTGCGCCTTTGCATGTTCAAAAGGGTTCGGCAGGTTCCTCTGCTTTTCCTTCTGGAGATTGGGCAGCAAAGATATTTAATCAGACTGACGCATCTACAGAGCATGGATTAGTAGTTGCTAACCGCTGGCAGAATGATGCTTCTACTGCCTTTGAGGTTGGAGGGCTGCTAGATAATGGCGATGGTTTTGATACATGGATGAAGGTAGCTGGTGACGGAAAAGTAGGCATAGGGACTACAGCGCCTGAGTATAATTTAGATGTTACTGCTGCTGATAATGTAACAACAACAACTGCAATTTCTGTTCAAAACTCAGCAAGAAATTATGGGCTTGGGCTTGGCGCATATACCTTAACCAATAGAAATATTGGTGGCAGTGCAGCCACTGTTGCTTACACGTTTGATATTGGTGGTGATGCTCTTTTTAAAACAAATAACTCAGAACGATTCAGAATAGATCAGTCTGGGAATATTGGCCTACGAGCCACTTCAAACGTAGTAAGCTCAACCTCAGGCTCTGGCGCTTGGGTCAGTACTGGTAATTATGTAGCTATTGCTAGACAAGGTACATCATCTGCACACCCTGCCTTGTATTTAAATCAGACAGGAGTTACTGGGCAGGTACTTCAATTTAGAAAAGATGGCACATCTGTAGGGTCTATATCAACAAACGGAAGCTCCCTGCCATCCGACAGAAACTTTAAAAGAAACATCGAATCCCTTGATTTAGGTTTAGACTTTGTTGCATCTTTGAATCCTGTGACTTACAACTATAAACTTGACGAGGAAGGCCAACCAGTTATGACTGGCCTAATCGCGCAAGAAGTTGAAGAATCGCTTACTGCCGCAGGTGTAGAAAAGAACAGCATGACGCTGCTACAGCATACTCCAACTGATGATGTCAAAGAGTCAGACTATCAAATGGATTATCTCAAGCTGGTTCCAATATTGATTAATTCTATCAAAGAGCAGCAAACCCTAATTGAATCACTAACAGACCGCATAGCGGCACTAGAGGCATAAGTCATGGCAGTAACTTGGACAATCTCAACGCTAGAACGCAACACTGATGATGGTGTTGTAGTAGCACACTGGCAAGCCTCAGACGTTGATGGCGAACACACAGGCAGCAGCTATGGCGCTTGCGGCTTCACCCCTGACGCTGATGCTGACGGCTACACAGCCTACGCTGACATCACAGAGGCTCAGGTTATCGAGTGGGTAAAGGCTGACGTAGACGCTGACGCTGTAGAGGCAAGCATTGCAGCACAGATTGCAGACAGCAAAGCACCAGCGATTACTGCTGGAGTGCCTTGGTAATGATCGACCCGATCACAGCAATGTCGGTAGCCGTAAATGCGTTTGGTACTATCAAGCGTATGGTTGCTGCTGGCAAAGAAGTAGAGGATACCCTGTCACAGATTGGGCGATTCTATGGTGCTGTGAGTGACCTGTCAGAGCATAGGCGACGGGCTGATAACCCGCCCCTGTTTAAGAAGATTATTGCTGCCAAGTCTGTCAATGAAGAGGCGATGGAGACATACGCTCGGACTAAGCGTACTCAGCAGATGGAACGCGAATTGAGGGAACTGTTGATGTATCAGTATGGCCCTCAGGGCTATCAGGAGCTCGTGGATCTCCGCAGGTCTATTGCCGCCCAAAGAGAGAAGACAGTCTACCTGCAAGAGAGAAAGCGCAAGGCATTATTCTGGAATAGTATCCAGATTACTGGGATAGCTGTACTTGGCTATGCTGTTTACTTTGTATTCGCACTAATATTAGGAGCCATGAATGGCAACGGTTAAGGAAGCCCTTTTGAAGCTGGAGGCCCATGAGCGTGAATGCTCAGTAAGAATGCAGGCTATTGAGGAAAAGTTTGCCCGTATCGAAAAGCGACTTGATGATGGCTCTGCTAAGTTTGACCGTTTTGATTTGGTGGCTAGAGGCATGTATGTGTTGATTATCGGCCTGTATTGTATGGAGAAAATATACTAATGCTGAAGCTATTGATTGGGCCTATTGCAGATCTTGCTGGCGGCTTTTTAAAGAACAAGGCCGAGCAGTCTAAGGCCAAGCACGAAGCCAAGATGAGCGTCATCCAGAATGATTCTGACTGGGAGGCCAAGATGGCTGATGCTTCTGGCAATAGTTGGAAGGACGAGTTTTGGACTATTGTATTGGCAGTGCCCATCTTCATGGTTGGGTATGCCATAGTGGTAAATGATATGTCGGTAATACATAGAGTTGAGCAAGCGTTTGTTGCACTGAATGATTTACCAGAATGGTATCAATACCTTTTGTTTGTGGCGATTAGTGCCAGCTTTGGTATTAAGGGTGCAAGCAAACTAATGAACATGAGGAAGTAAGAATGCCGCTTATTAGCCTAAAGATCCCGGCAGGCGTTTATCGTCACGGCACTGACCTAGAGTCTGCTAATCGCTGGCGTGATGCTAACTTTATACGCTGGGAAAATAACGCTATCCGTCCTATTGGTGGGTGGCAGAAACGACAGAACATTGTCAACAGCGCGAGCCCGACAGATATTACTCTGGGCGCTCCTGCGCGTGGTGCAACAGCGTGGATTGATAACAGCGCTAACCCTCACATTGCGGCAGGCACCTACAACAAGCTCTGGCACATATCCGGTGTGGGCGTAGCAACAGACATCACGCCAGTGGGCTACACCATTGGCACCATTGACTCTGAGCCAAACATTGGCTTTGGCGGATACTACTTTGGCCTTGGATTATTTGGTGTGGAACGTCCCAGCAACAGTATTGGGGTAGAGGCTACAACGTGGTCCGTAGACAACTGGGGCGAGTACCTAGTGGCTTGCGCTAACAGTGACGGCAAGATCTACCAGTGGACACTAAACCCCTCCAATAAGGCTGCAGTGCTGTCTAACGCGCCTACCGGGAACAACGGAATTATTGTTACAGAGGACCGCTTCTTGTTCGCTCTTGCTGCAGGAGGCAATCCCCGGAAGGTGCAGTGGTGTGACCGGGAGGATAATAACGACTGGACCCCTACAGCATTAAATCAGGCTGGTGACCTAGAGCTGCAGACCTCTGGAGAGATACAGCTAGGCATTAATACTCGAGGCAGGACGCTGATCCTGACCACCACAGACGCCCATGTGGCTGCATATAGCGGCCCTCCAGTGGTTTACGGTTTTGAGCGTGTAGGTACAGCCTGTGGAGCTATCTCTAGACGTTGCGCTATTGCTATTGACGAGGGCGCCTTCTGGATGGGCTACAACGGGTTTTTCGCCTACAACGGCTCTGCAGTTGTCGAGATGCCCTGTGATGTGCATGACTATGTATTTAAGGACATAAACAAGGCGGAGCAGTCTAAAGTAACCTGTGTCGATAACAGCCAGTTTAATGAGCTTTGGTGGTTCTATCCCAGCGGTGGGTCAAACGAGAATGACCGCTATGTGATTTACGACTACAAAGAGCAGCACTGGAACATCGGTACGCTATCCCGTACTGCTGCAATTGATCTTGGCGTGTTTACTAACCCCATCTGGTTTGCCCCAAATGGTGACGTTTACAACCATGAAATAAACTATAATCACGACTCTACTTTGCCGTTTGCCGAGAGTGGACCAGTTTCTATTGGCAATGGCGAGCAGATAATGAAGGTCAACGAGATCATACCGGATGAAAGCAATCTGGGTGACATTACGCTGACTTTTAAAACCAGATTCTATCCAACCTCGGAGGAGTTTAGCTATGGTCCGTTTACCATGTTAAATCCCACAGGGGTCCGGTTCCAAGGTAGGCAGGTCAGGATGCGAATTACTGGCGTAGAGCTCAACGACTGGAAAGCCGGAACCATGCGAATCAATGTCACCCCCGGTGGAGAAAGATGAGTCTATCTGAAAGACCACCCGCAGCGGGTAGGACTGAGTATCGAAGATGGGCTGAGAGGCTCAATGACTTTTTAGTGCGCACAAAGTCAAAGCTGGCGTTTTATGTGGCTGGCGACTCTGCAGATGAGGATGGCGTGCTGCTCTGGGACAGGACAGGTTACCCGGTAATATCAAAAGACAATCAGTGGCGCCAAATTGTCTTAGCTGACGGGTATGGAGAGATAGCCTGCACTACTAGCCAAGTTGCTACCGCTGCCAACACTGCGTACCAGATACCATTTAACTCCAGCGCCACCAATGGAGGCATCTCTGTTAACGCATCCGATAACACCCGGATAGACTTTGTTGAGGCTGGGGTTTATAGCATTACCGGGCACATACAGCTAAAGAGTAGCAGCGCAGCCAGCAAAACAGCGTACTACTGGCTATCCGTAAATGGCAGCAACGTAGACCACTCTGAGCGTCTGACAGTGCACAACAATAACGCCTTTGCCCTGCTTGCCGTAACAGACCAGATAAACCTGAACGCAGGCGATTACATACAGTTTAACTACGCGGTGGATGACGTTGCCCTTTGGCTCGATGCTTCTGCTGCAACTGCCTTTGCGCCAGCGTCTGAGGCGGCAAGAATCAGTATCACGCGATCACGCCAATAATGGTATAATCAGCCCATATAAGACACAGGATTAAAGAATGGCCGCAAGTATCAATGAAGAGCTGGAACGCTGTAAGGATTGGATTGAGGCCGCCCTAGAGTATTCTGGAGGCACACATGAGTGGAGCGACATTGTTGAAGGCATCCACTCCCTGAGATACCAGTTTTGGCCTGCTGAAAAAGGCTGCGCAGTTACAGAAATTATTATGTTCCCGAAGAAAAAGATATTTCATGTTTTTTTGGCCGGGGGTGAGATGGATCAGATTGTAGATATGAATGACTCAGCAGCGCAATTTGCAAAAGCGCAGGGCTGTGACGGAATGTCGATAGCTGGCCGCAAAGGCTGGTCTAGGGTCCTAAAAAACGAAGGGTGGACTGAGTCGTTCACCACATTAGCTAAGGAGCTATAAGATGAGTGGCGGCAAAGGCGGAAGCCAAACAACAGAAGCAACAATTCCAGATTGGGCAAAAGAGCCCACCATCCGAAACCTAGCGCGTGCAGAGGCTGCTCAGCAGATTGGCTATCAGCCATACATGGGTCCAGACCTTGCAGCATTTAACCCCACACAGCAGGCTGCCATGCAGAGCAATCTTGATGCTGCTAACGCATTTGGCTTAAACGCCCCGGCTTCTGTCATGGAAGGCATGCCAGCACCGCAAGACTTTGGTGGTGGTGTGATGGGATATTCGGCCTTTCCAATATTTGAACAGGCTCAGCAAGAGCTTGCGGCACGCAATCCACAACAGCAGGCGGCATACGATGCACTGTTTGGTGGTGGGGCTCCTGCACCTTACAAGCCAACACCTAATCTTGGGAGGTACCGCTAATGGCTAATCCAGCAACAGGCGGAGCTCCCGCTACTCCTAACATCAATCAAATGGCCATGCAGGGCATTCAGGGTGGTATGGCAGGCACAGCAGCGGCAGGCATGTATCAGCCAATGCAGGTACAGGCTGGCCAACTGGCAAGCACTAATTTATCCGCTTACGAAAACCCGTACACTCAATCTGTTGTAGATGCACAGGCTGCAGACGTTATGCGCACTGCGCAAATGGGCCTGAATGAGCTAGGCTCGCAAATGAGCGCGGCTGGTGGCTTTGGCGGATCTCGTCACGGAGTCGCTATGGGTGAGCTGGGCAGAGGAGCATTGTCTACTGTTGGGCAGCAATCTGCAGCACTTAGGCAGGCAGGCTTCCAGAACGCACAGCAAATGGCTCAGCAGGACATTGCCAACACCATGAGGGCTGATCTAGCCAATCAAGGTGCAGGGCAGCAGCAGGCCGCTATGGGCCTACAGGCAGCAAACCAGTTTGCCAACATTGGCAACCTTGGGTTTGGCATGGGTCAAACTGTACAGCAGAACCTGCAGAATCAGGGCAACGTACAGCAGCTAATGCAGCAGCAGTTAATTGATGCCGCTAAGCAGCAGTTTGCCGGGTACACCGGAGCACCAGCATCAACTATTGGCTATGTGTCTAACGCGCTGGGATCGTCTGCAATACCGCAGTCGCAAACCACTACCAAGGAGCCCGGTCTGTTTGACTACCTATCACTAGGTGCAAGCGCAATAGGAGCGTTTTAATAATGAATATAAACGAAGATGTGTGGCGCAATATCATGGAAAGCGCCAAAGAGCGCGTCGGTAGGATACCTTTTGCAGAACTTTCTGGAATGACTCCAATGTCTGGCACCACCCCCGAGGGCGGCATAAACAACATTGACTCCACCATAAATGATCTGGCAACGTCCACGGAAGGGCTGCTTGCCGTGCAGGAGAACATGGGTCAAGGTGACAAGGGCTTTGACTTGGAAAAGTTTAACGCCAACATGGCAGCCATGCCCGGTCTTGGGATTACAGACGTTCCATCGCTAGAGCTGCTGCGAGGAGCTGGCCAACAAATGGCCCAGAGCCCACAGGTTCAGGCTTTGACTGCTGCAGGCGACAATATGGGCCTAATGGAACTAATTAAGAGAGCCCAATCAATGGGTAGAATGTGAGGCACTAATGGCTAACGGTATTTTCGATGTAGAGACAATGATTGCGCTAGAGAGACAAAAGCGTGCTCAAAATGCTCAGAACTCTGTCCCGGTATCTGCAGAAGGTCTACTGCAGGGGATCAATTTTGGCGGTCAATCTCCTATGGGATCAGGAGCTGTAAGTGCTCCACAGCCTATGATGACACCTCAGCCTGCAATTCCTGCACGACCCCCTGCTGAGAAGCTGGGAATGATGGACCGTATAAGAGGCGGCCTAAAGGACCCGGCCACTATGGCTGGATTGGCTGCTGCATTTAACCAGATGACCCTTAACCCTAATGCGCAGCTACAGAAGCGTGCTAGTGACCTGATGGCTCTGCGTACTGTGAGACAAGAATCTAATCAGACTGTGGACTATTTGCGCTCAGAGGGCAGAGACGATCTCGCGGACATGGTTCAAGCAAATCCATCTATGGCGACAGAGGTGCTGAAGGGATTGGCCACGGCGCAGTCTGGTGGCTTTATGCGCAAGGCGATAGGAGGCATTCAGACTGATCCCGTCTCAGGTCAACTGTTTTACACGGAGTTTGACCCTAATGTTGAGGGTGGCGCAAAGCGTGTCAATGTTGAGGGTGCGTATGGGCAGACTCCACAGCAAGTGCAAGATATGGCGCTTGAACTGCAAGCAATTGATGCTGATCAAAAAGCAGGCTATAAACAAGGCGAGATTCTGTTTGATAAGTTTCAGCTTGTCGACAAAAACATTAGCGATCTTTATCGCGTTGGCGAGTTGGCTGGCGAAGGCGCACTTACTGGCTTTATTAACAAGTTTCTGCCTGCTACTAATGCGGCCACTGCAGAGCTGCGTCAGATCACTAAAGGCATGGGTATTGATGTTATCAAATCAGTTACATTTGGTGCGCTTAGTGAGAAAGAGATGGGGTTAGCTATGGAAGTGGCCTTCCCTTCTAACCTAAAAGGACGAGAGCTTGCAGAATACATCCAAAACAAGATTAGAGCGCAAGAGAAGCTAAGAGATGCGTTAATGCCTGAAGTGCAAATGCTGCTAGGAAACTCAGGCTTAAAAGCATATTCTGATTACAAAATTAAGAATGTAAAGAGGCACCAAGCTGCCGCCCGTGCGTTTGAGAGAATGCAAAAATCATCGCCAGAGCTCACCAGAGAGATGTGGAAGCAGATGAATCTAGAAGCGCGAGAAGCTTATATTGCAGCAGAGGATGCAAAACAATGAATGAAGCGCAAAGAGCAATTGTCAGCCAAGCATTAGGTCGTCCATCCATGGGCGTTCCAAAAGCGATAGATCCAGACAGCCAAAAAATCAGGGCGGCTGCGCAAGGCCTGACGTTTGGGTTTTCTGATGAAATTGAGGGCCTGATACGTTCTTCTCTGCCTAGCGGTCCGGAGTATGAGGTGGCGCGAGATGAAATAAGGAATAAGCTCAAGGCTTACCAGCAGGCCAATCCCGGTGAGGCTCTTACGATGGAACTGGCTGGTGCTATTATCCCGTCAATTGTTATGTCTATGACTGGCGTTGGTACTGGTGGTGCAGGCACAAATATTGGGCGCATTATCGGGCAAGCAGCAGTAGAAAGCGCGTTGACTGCCACTGGCACTACCGAGGCTGACCTTACATCCATGGAGGGCTTGTCTGATGTCGGCAAAGGCACTGGAGTTGGCACTGTCATGGGGACTGCCTTTGAGGCTGGAGGAGGACGCGCAGGAAAGGGTTTAAACGCCCTGATGAGCTATGTCCGCAGAAAGATGGGCGGAGCTGACTCAGCAGTACAGGCTGAGCTGTTGCGCTTGCAAAAAGCTACCGGGCTTAGCGTTGAGGAACTCATTGCTGATGTTGCAAATGGCCGTATTATGGCTGATAACGCCACTTTGTCTGCGGCCATAAAGGGCATGGTAAACGAAGGCGGTGAGACTGCTGCGCAGATTCTGTCTGCAAGTGGATCAAGGCGTCAAGCCACTACCGGGCAGGCGCAGGAATCATTGCGAACGGCATTATCTCCAGATGTCGATGACCCCAATATATTACGAGCAAGAGCAGCAACTGAGGCAGATTTAAAACAGCAACAGCGAGATGCCTATCAGGGTGTGTTTGCAAACAAGCAGCCTGTAAGTCAGGAAGTAGCAGACCAAATGCTTAATGTAATTTCACGCGTCCCTGCAGCCAGAGCTAAGCTGCAAGAACTGTATCAGATGAGGGAAAATCTTGTTCCGCTGTTTAAAGATAACGCAGATGGCTCAATTTCTTTTGTGCGAGCGCCAAACATTGAGGATGCAGAAATACTCCGTAGAAACCTGAGCGAAGAGTCTTCTGTTAGGTTTAGAGCTGGCGAAGGCGCTGCCGGAGATGCTTTTGGTGAGATGGAATCCCCACTCAGAAAGGCTATTGATGTTGAGTCTCCAGAGCTTGGATCTACTCGCGCACAGTACGCCCAGATGATGAAGCAAAACGAGGCGTTTGAAATGGGCCAGCGTAAAGCGTTAACAATGAATGTTGACGAGCTGGAAATTGAGGTTGATAGCCTGTCCTCAAACCCAGAGGCGCTGGCAGCATTTAGAGCAGGCGCTATGGCCGCATTGAACAACAGGGCAAGAAGAAGCGGAACAACCTTGGAGAACATGGCGAAAGAAGATGTACAATTAGGCGCGGCCCTAAGAGTGCTATTACCATCAGAGCAGGCTGATACAGTATTGCGAGATGTAGGCAGAGCGTCAGAAGCCATCTCTATGGATAAGTTTATACAGCCGCGAGCTCAATCTGCCACCCAAGCGCTGCAAAGGGAAGCTCAGATGCGGGGCGGAAACGCCTCCATGGAGGATGTGTTTAGAGGCGTACAGGGAGACCCAATGGCGCTTACAAAGCTAATGGTTAGTATGGTGCCTTCTGCAAAAGGATTGTCTGATGCACAGATGTCAGAGGTGGCAAAAATCTTATACACTGAATCGCCTGAATTGATAAGGCAAGCCCTGACAGATCAGACTGTTACGGGTGCCGTCTTGCGTAAAGCGGAAGCAATAATCTCAGGTGCAGCTCAGTACGGAAGAACAGCCGGTGCTCAACAGGGTGCTCAACTAGGAGTGGAGAACTAAGCGTGGAACTAAAACCATTAGACAGAGATGAGATTGAGGGTATTGCACAGAACGCTATCGAGGACTGTGTTGACTTTGTAGAGTCAGAGATCGCATTTGATCGACTGAAGTCTCAGCGATACTACGATGGCCATGTAGACATTGGTCAGGAAGAGGGCAGATCCTCTGTTGTTGCCACCAAGGTGCGCGATGCCATTCGATCTATCAAGCCCAGCCTGATGCGGGTATTTTTGCAGACTGACCGGGCGGTGGAATATGTGCCGCGTGGACCGGAAGATGTAAAGTTTGCAGAGCAGGCAACCAAGTACATCAACTACAAGTTTAATGAGCTCAACGGCTACAGTGTGCTCTATGATGCTTTCCATGATGCCCTGCTAAAAAAGAACGGCATTGTGAAGGCATACTGGGACACCAGCTATGATGCTGAGACCTACACTTTCGACAACCTCAATGACATGGAGTTTACTGCCATTGTTAACGATGAGGGCGTTGAGGTAATTGAGCACACTACCAAGATTAATATCGAGCTGGACCCATCTGGCCTAGAGGTTGAGTCTCCCCGGCATGATCTCAAGATTATGCGCACCAAGGAGATGGGCGATCTCAAGATGGAGAGCGTACCACCAGAAGAGTTTTTTGTAGACTCCAACGCCAGAAACCTAGAGGACGCATATGCCGTTGCTCACAGGACCGATGTCCGGGTTGGCGAGCTAGTAGAGATGGGCTACGACTTTGATGAGGTTAGCGAGCTGGCTGACTCAGGCACTGACAGCACCATTTCAGATATGGAAGACTTTGAGCGCACTGGCTACCTAGATCAGTATAACGAGTCAGAGAGTGAAGACCCGTCTATGCGCAACGTATTGATCACCGAGCTGTACATGAAGATTGATGTGGACGGCACTGGGATCGCGCAGCAGTACAAGCTGACAATGGGTGGAGACAACTACAAGCTATTGTCCTACGAAGAGTGGGGCCATATGCCGTTTGCCGTGTTTGAGGTCGATCCTGAGCCCCATACGTTCTATGGCACCTCAGTGGCTGACCTAATCATTAATGACCAAGACAGCGCCACAGCGTTGCTCAGAGGCGTGCTAGATAACATTGCCCTGACCAACAACCCCCGGACCGAGATTGTCGATGGCATGGTGAATGTCGATGACCTGCTCAATAACGAGATTGGCGGGATTATCAGAACAAAGCAGGCTGGCGCCATTACTGCCCAGACCGTTCCATTTGTTGCTGGACAGACACTGTCTGCTATCCAGTATTACGATCAGGAGATCGAGAACAAGGTTGGAATCTCTAAGGCAAGTCTGGGATTGAACCCGGAAGCGTTGCAGGCCAGAACGGCTACTGCAGTGAATGCCACAATGCAGGGTGCTGCCCAGCAGATTGAGATCATGGCCAGAAACCTTGGCCAAGGTGGTATGACCCAACTGTTTAAACTGCTCCTGAAGCTCACCGTGGAAAACTGCGACGAGGCTACCATGATGCGAGTCTCTGGCGGTCAGTATGAGCCAGTCGATCCCCGGTCATGGAATAGATCTATGGACGTTGCTGTGAATGTTGGTCTGGGAACGGGCCAAGAGGATCAGAAGCAGGCAGCCCTACAGCAAGCGCTACAGATCCAAATGCAGGTCTTCCAAGCATACGGACCCCAGAACGGCATTGTGGGCATGACCCAGATCCGCAACACCCTTGGAGATATGCTGGCTATGAATGGCCTGTCTAACACTGAGCGCTACTTCCTGCCAATGACTATCGAGCAGGAGCAGATGATTCTGCAGCAACAGCAGCAACAGGCCGCACAGCAACAACAGGCCCTGACGCAGCCAGAGGCGTATGTACAGGCCGAACAGATCAAGGCACAGGCTAAGGCTACCTCTGACATGGCTAAGCTCCAGATAGACGCACAGAAGGCCATAGCGGCAGATGACCGGGACCGTGACCAGATGGATCAGGACTTACTGGTAGACGCTGCAGAGATCTTTGGCAAGTACGGCACTGCAGTAGACACCGCAAGAATTAAGGCGGAGCAGGCAGCCCCTAGATACCCAGATAGCACCCCCGTACAAGCTGTAACGGGTGGTAGATTTTGAACATAAAGGATAAGGCCGCACTGGCCAAAAACCTATGGCGAGATGATACCTTTCAGGAAATCTTGCAAAGCATTCGGGATGCACAGACCAGCGTGTTTCTGAACAGCCAGTCTCAAGTAGAGACTATTAAAGACGCGCATGATATAATCAGGGCGCTTAACTTGATCGAAGCTCAATTCAACACTGTGTTTACAGACGAGGCGATTTTCGACAAAAAGCAGAAGGATTAGTACCGTGGAAACGACTGAAACTTTAGGTAGTACAGACGGCTCTATTGAGGGAGCCATTGCAGCAATGTTACAGCCAGAAGAGGGCGCTACAACTGAAACGGATTCTATCTCAGAGGAGGCTGTCGAGTCTCTCTTTGAACCAGAAACCCCGGAAGAAGTTGAAGAAGAACCAGAGGATGTGGAGGAGCAGCAACCGGAGTCAGAGGGAGACGAGCCCGAAGATGACGATGAGGAGGTAGGAGACTCCGATGAGGATGAGCAAGACACTGAAGAAGCGGAAACCGAACAAGAGCAGCAAATGTTCACCGTCAAAGTTGACGGCAAGAGCGAGGCTGTAACCCTTGACGATTTAAAGCGAGGATACAGTGGTCAAAAGTACATCCAAAAGGGTATGCAAGAGGTCTCGGATGCCAGAAAGGCAACTGAAGATGTCTACAACGCCCTATTGCATGAGCGCAGGCAAATTGCAGAGGTATATGCACAAGCTCAAAGCGGTCAGATACAGACTGCCCCGGTAGAGCCCTCTAGAGAGCTTTTTGAGACAGACCCAATTGGTTATATGGATGCTAAGCTGAAATATGACGAGCAACTGGTTGGCTACAACACCCAGATGCAACAAATGGAGGCTGTTTCTCAGCAGCAGACAGAGGCAACTCAGGCCGCACAGCAGGCTTACGTTCAGCACGAACTGGCTACCTTGCAGAAGGTACTACCAGATTTTGCTGATGGTGAAAAAGCTGGCGCGATCCGGGAGAAGTTGATGACTGTTGGTTCGTCCGTGTATGGCTATGAGCCAGCGGAGATAGGACAGGTTATGGATCACCGGGCTATCCGGGTGCTTCACGATGCCATGAAATATCAAGAGCTGATGAGTGGTAAGAAAGCTGCAGAGGTAAAGGCTGACCCGGCAAACCGCAGAAAGCGGCCCGTGAAAGCTGGCGCCAAGAAAACCGGAAGCAATAAAACCTTGCGCAAAAAGCAAAGAGAAACTTTGAACCGCACTGGCTCCGTAGAGGACGCCATAGCTTTATTAATTGATTAAGGAATTTTAAAATGGCACAACCAACTAATACTTTCGACACCTATGATGCAGTGGGCATCCGAGAAGACCTAAGCAATGTGATCTACTCTGTGACCCCGGATGACACCCCCCTGTACACTGCTTGTAAGAAGACCAAAGCAACTAACACTCTGCACGAGTGGCAGACAGATACCCTGAGAAATTCAGCGGTAAATGCTCACATTGAAGGCGGTGATACTTCTGCTGGTGCAGTGACTCCTACTGTCCGTTTGGGCAACTACACGCAGATCTTCAAGAACGCAGTAGTAATTGCTGACACTGAAGAAGGCGTTGAGAAAGCAGGCAGAAAGCAGGAAATGGCTTACCAAATGCTTAAAGAAGCGCGTGAGCAGAAGCTCGATATTGAGAAGGCCCTGTTTGAGAACCAAGAGCGCGTTGCAGGCTCTGCTACTGTTGCCCGTAAATTGGCCGGTCTAGGTTCTTGGATCAAGTCTAACGAGTCAAAAGGCACTGGCGGCGCAGCTCCTGCTGGCACTGGCGCAGACAAGCGTACTGACGGCACTCAGCGTGTATTCGATCAAGCTAAGTTTGACGCTGTAATGGAGTCTATCTGGACCAACGGTGGCGATCCTGACCGTGTTTACCTGTCTCCTTTCCAGATGAACAAGGCCCTTGGCTTTACTGGTAACAACAACCAGCGTTCAACTGTTCAGGCTGGCGACAGCAAAGTGGTTAAGTCTCTAGACGTTTACGTTACTCCTTGGGGTACTGTAGAGTTTATGCCTAGCCGTGAGAACCGTTCACGCGATGTTTACATCCTGCAGAACGATATGTTCAACGTAGCTGTTCTCCGTCCAACCAAGAGCGTTGCTCTGGCCAAGACTGGTGACTCTACCATGCGTCAAATTCTTACTGAGCTGACTTTGTGCTCTAAGAACGAAGCTGCAAGCGGTATCGTAGCTGACCTTACTACTAGCTAATTTAGTAGAGTAAGTTAAAATTAAGGGGGGCTCCGGCCCTCCTTTTTTTTGCAAGCGTTAATCACTAGGGTGGTCGGAACTAAATTATCAATTTTTGGGCAAAGGTGTTCCAACCTACCCATTTATGTGGAGAAGGCAATGAAAGACAAGTTTAAAGAGAAGGTCCATTACGACACTGACGGAAGGCACTTTACCGTGCAGCGTCAATATGACACCACTCCAGTATTGGAGCAGAGCAAGATCATCCGTGACTCTGGTGCCGGGGTAACCGGGGAGAATCGTCTGGTTGGCAGGATACCCATGTTTATGGTGACGGAATGGATGAAAGAGGCAGGCGTTGCCCTTGATGACACCGATGCCCGGAAGGAGATCATACGGAAGAAAATGCTCTCTGGTGAGTTTGACAAGTTTAGGGTCTGGAAGGGGACGTTCTAGTGGATTTAAAATACTTTTCGGTGGATGAGTTTGATTGCCAAGAGACTGGCGAGAATGAGATGCAGGAGTCTTTCCTGTTGAAGCTGGACCACTTGCGAGAGGCGTGCGGATTCCCTTTTACGATCACCAGCGGATATAGGTCCCCAGAGCACTCTATAGAGCGATCTAAGGCCAATGGTCCGGGAATGCATAGCAGTGGGCTGGCTTGCGACATAGCGGTCTCAGGAGGCAATGAGAGGTATCTAATACAGAAGCACGCATATGCCTTGGGGTTTACCGGGATCGGTGTCCACCGGGCATTTGTGCATGTGGATATGCGGGAGACTACACCCGTGTCTTGGCCTTACTAG